CTGATGGTTTAACTGTAGTAACACGAGCGGCTTTATTAATACCTAAAATTTCAGCTACTCTAGCATTTTCTTCAACCGCTACTTTAGCTGCTTGTTTCATATCAAGTTTTAATACAGCACCTGAAGCGATACCTGTCATTCCAATACCTAACAATGCTTCTTTTTCAGTTGTTTTTCTCCAAACATCTCTCAAGTAATGGAAATCAGTATATGAAGCTTGTAGTGTACCAATAAAGGCTGCTGCTTTAGCTCTTGCATTATATTCCTCTTGTGTTTCAATGTCTGAAGCGTTGATTTCACATAAGTTACAGAATTGATTAGCTTTCAAATTAATTTCAGCACAAGGGTTAGTTCCAGCATCTTTATCATTTGTAAACAAGAAACCAGGTTCTCCACTGTTTGATGCTTCAATTTTCTTCCATAAATCCAAGAATGTTTCTTTATCGATTTTACTACGAAGTAATACAGCAGAATTGTTAGCACGACCACGTTGTGGATTATTTTCCCACCAGTTACCAAATTTACAAGTCAACATATCTTGGTCGTCTAAATCAAATAAAGCAATCAACGCTGCTCTACGAATACCTCCAGACAATACAGCATCAGCTAAATGACAAATAATATCGTGACATTCAACAGTTGTTAGTTTTTCACCATCTTTTTTACGATCCAAAATCGCTTGCATATGTACTAAAGCAATTTTTAATGGTTCTGGACCTGGTGCTTTACCACCTACTGTAATTAAAGAAGCACCTTTTGCTCTAATGTCTCTAAAATCAAATAAAGGGCCGGTTGAGGTATGACCAAAATAAGCTTTAGTTAGCATTCTAACTGCATCAGCCCATCCTTCAATAGAATCACCTACTAGGTAACGTTTCCACTTAAGTGGTTTTCTAATTTCAGGTAATTTTTCTACGTGGTGGGTTTGTACTGAATAACCTACTCCACATCCTGAAAGTAATAAGAACATGATTTCAGAAAAAGCTCTGTAATCATCAATTGGTAAATAAGAACAGTTAAAAATACGTGCATTATTTATTTCAATTGGTTTACCGGCAAACTGCATTGAACGCATTGATGGTAATACCTTTTTGTCATAAACGTATTTGTAAGCTGTCTCGATTTCCTCTGCCAAATGAGGGAATTTTTTAAGGTGCATTTCTTTGTTTCGGGTAACTAATTCATCCCAAGTTTCACGCCTGCTTTTTTCAGGTACGTATTTGGCATACTTAAGGTGAGTAGTAATCTCCGACAAAATTTGTGATTCTGTTGTTAACATTGTTTTTTTTTAATAATTTAGTCTGTTTGTAGTTCGAAAAATTTGTTTTTCATAAGGGCTTTGTCTACTGAGTCAATATTGCCAAAACTTTTATTTTGGCTAGCTGGAGTAGATGAATCATCGTCATCATCAATTTGGGTAGATACTTCAAAATGACCTGTGGATGTATCAGCTTTAACACTGAATGTCATACCATCCATTCCATAGCGGTTTTTCATGATGTGAAATCTTCCTGTTCCATTGACTTTGTCTTGACGTTTTCTTGATAAGGATATAGCGACATCGGTAACCATCATTTTATCATAGGAACCGGCAGCTTTATCACCTTCAATAATGTCATCTTTTGCACCAGCACGGTTTACTTGAGATACACTCCATATTGGTAAGTTTAACTCTCTAGCAAGTCCCTTAGTGCTTATATAAATATCATCAATTTCGTCCTTACGCTCACGATTATTTTTCTTTGAGCGAAGAAGGTCTACGTAGTCAATAATAATCAAATCTGGTTTAAAATCTAGGTCAATACACTTTTTAATATGTGACTCAATTGTTCCAATAGATGCTTTACCTGTTGGATATTCTTTAATAATTAATTGTCCTGATAATTGGGATACTGCTTCTTCTACTTTGTCTTTATGTTTGGTAATATTCTGTACACCAATTCCTGTGTAAAAAGCGTCATATCTTCGTCCTACATAATCAGCTCCTAATTCTAAAGTATAGTGAATAACATTATATCCTAATTTAACAGCATAACCACCTAAAGCAACTAATGACCAAGATTTACCACCACCAGGATTACCAAATATGAGTCCAAAATCACCTCCTCCTAATCCACCACCTAATAATTCATTGAATGGTTCCCAAGGTGTTGAAACTGTTAATCTATGATCTTCACGGTAACGAGATTCAACGTCTTTGTTGTACTCATGGCCCATATTTTTGTCTTGACCCGCTTTTAATGCGTTATCAACAATTGATCTTATAGAGTCATAGTCTCCCGCGTTTAAAAAGTCTACGCTTGTTAACAACGCTTTCTTAAGTTGTTGGTTTTTACAAAAATTAGAAAATTCTTCTTCAACATATTTTAAATCCTCGTCTGATGCTTTGTAAGCTTCACGAAGTTGTTCTTTAATTGATAGTTGAAGTACCTCATTATCAATCTTTTTTAATTCAACTTTTAGAACATCCATACTAGGACAAGTATGGTACTTTTGAAAATAACTTAGGATTTGTTTAATAATCCATTTGTGGGCCTGGTTGTCAAAATATTCCTCACTTAACACATCCTGAATGTTCAATAGAAATTCTTTATGTGTTAATAGAGAGGATAATACTTTGATTTGGAACCCAACCCCGTATTGGGACAAATTGTTTAATGTCATATAACTTATTTACTAAAACTGTTTAATACTTTGTAAGTGTCATTTAATGTGAATTCAGGATTTTTAATTAATTTACCTAATCCATCTTCATGGTAAAATCGTAAAAAAGCTTCAATATTCAAAGCTGAAACTGTCTCTTCTACTGATTCTTCCATATATTCTCTGTCATTATCATCAATCAATGGATTTTCTAAGTCCATGATTCGATAATTTTTCTCTAAACGTTCAACATCAAAAACTATTCTTGAATATACAACGTGTTCCTTATGTTTAGCAGCACTAATTTCTACTAATTCTTTAAAACTAATATGACGTTCTGCTAGTTCAGGAAACTTTTTAAATATACCTTTTTGCCCTAATCCTTTTACACCTTCTACTTTATCTGATTGGTCACCTAATAAAGTTTTATAAATAATAAAATTTTCAGCTAAAATACCAAAATTATCTTTTACTGTTTTAGGAGTGTAATATTCTTTTTCAGCAGGACGATATACTGTAACTTTATCGTTTACTAATTGAACAAAATCTTTGTCATTAGATACTATGAAAACTTGAGAACCATGTTTATTAGGCAATATATCACTTAAATATGCGATTATATCATCGGCCTCTACCTTATCTAAACTTAATGTTTTAACTGGTAGGCATTTTAGGTAATGAATTAATCTAACAATTTGGTCTACTTTAGCATCATGTTCTTCTTCTAAGTTTTCAAATACATCCCAATTAGTAATACGAGCTAAATTACGACCTGATTTATATTCAGGTAGCATATTTTTTCTGTTTTGTGAGGATCCAACCCCATCAAACACTACATAAACGGATGTTGGTTGGATTTGATTAATTAAGGAATTTAGTGAGCGAATAAAACCTCCTAGACCTCCTATGTGAACTCCTTGCTCGTTCACAAAATTCATCATTGCAAAATTCCTAAAAAACAAATTTAACCCATCGATAAGCAACACTCTTTCGTGTGGGTTGGCAGGAGAAGGCTCCTGTTTATCCATTTGATCTAGGAGGTTTAATAATTCACTCTTTTTCATACTGTCAATGTAATAAATCTTTTATACAAAAGCCCGATTAATCAGGCTCTTGTTCAAAGATATTCATGGTTTCGAATTGTTCTTCTTCTTCAAAAATATCGAAGTCCATTCCACCAAGAACTTGCATCCATTCACTAGCATGTGCATCCTTATAGCTCTTAATTTCCTTATCGGTATCATTAATAAAGCCATGAGGAGTCATAATGATTTTACCACGAGTAGTAATACCATTGATGTGATTTTTGTCAATCTGAATGTTTGTACGTTTAGCAAATTCAACTTGTTTACCATCTTTAATGGCTTTGATTTTACTTGTACCAGCATTTGAAATATTACCAAAAGTAATTACAAACGTAGCATCAAACCACATAGCAAACCCACCTTTATTCATCAACTTAGGTTGACCCATAGGTACTTCTGCTTTTGCTGTCCAAACCTTATTTACACATACTAATGTATTAGTATAAGGTGATGATTCTTTACGTGACAATGTAATTTTTTGGTTAATATTGTTACCAAACTGTGTAGACATCGCACCTGCATTCCATTCATTATTATTTTTGTTTGATTTAACAGATAGTTCACAAGGAACTGAACCGATTGAATCCCAAAAGAAACATAAATCGTAAGGTAAATTACCTTTTTTCTGTTCATCTAATAAATCAGCAATGAATACTGCTACGTCCTCGATTGTATTGATTGTTTCTCTATCAACATACAAGAAGAAACCACTAAAGTTGTTTACTTCTCCTGTTTCCTTGTCAATATCCATTTCAACCTCAAGGCCCATTTGGATTGCGTGTTCCCAATTCCACTTCATCTCAGTAATAATGAAAACTGGTAAAATACCCAATTTTTGAGCATTAACAGCACCTTCAATCATTGCTGTTGTTTTACCTGTGTCACTATGTCCTCTCAAAAGAACAATGTGCCCGGTAGGAATACCAGGCACACTAGTTACTTCTTGAAAGGCTGGACTAAGTGGGATCCACTTTTGGTCTTTAAACTTAACGTTTCCGTTAAGCATTTTCTTCTCCTTGAATTTATCAAGGTTGAAGTTTGCTTTAATCTCTTTAGAGACTGCCGCCGTTAGCGATTCGCTTTTCTTAGTTCTAGCCATAACTTTAATTTAAATAATTAGAAAGGTAGATCGTTGTCGTCTTCTTCTTCAAACAATGAATCAAACTGATCTGCTTTTGATGCTTTAGGAGCCAAAGGAGTTTTCAAAGCATAAGTTTTAGCATTTGCTGTTACTGGCTCTTCTACTTCTGTTTCGTCCTCATCATCAATGATTGCACCTTCTTCAGGTTCTTCTGGAGATAACCAATTTTGTAAAACTTCTTTAATTTCATCGTAAGTACGCTTACGTTGAACTTCCAAAATACTTGGTTGTTCGCTAAGGAAAGTACCAATCAAAGTAGCATCTGCACTCAAAGGAGTAGTTTTAGGTTTGATACGGATTGATGTTTTTAATCCTTGACGACCACCGATATCACCTTTAACGGCCTCAACTGTAAAGTCTCTACCTTCGTTGATGTCTGTGTAGTCACCATAATCTTCATCATCTGCAATACCTAAAAGCTGCATGTAAATTTCTTTACCAAATTCCCAAAGGCGTACACCTTTTTCTTCTTCGCCACGTACAATAACGGGAGCAAAGATTCTCATTTTAGGGTCCAATTTTTTAGCCAATGACCAATTTTCTTTGTCATTAGTTTTTCTCAATTGAGCAGCAAATTCTACGATTGGGTCTTTTTCGCCCCAATTTGTTAAGGCATAAATAGGAAATTTTCCGAACCCATAGTGTACAAAAACCTCTTTGAATGGGTTTTTAGGGTCCAATTTAGATGGCACAATACGAATTTGGTACTTGCCTTCCTCTTTTGGTTTCCAGTAAACTTTTGAGTAATCAATTTTTTCTTTCTTGCCTGTGTTGTTCGTCGACTGTAAAGCATTTAGTCGTTGTTTAATAGCATTAATATCCATGATTTTAATTTAATTAGTTTAATATAGGAAATATAAGAACGAGATATAATATAACCAAGTTTAGGTGAGCCCTCTTTTGAAGGGCTCTTTATTTTTTATAATAATTATTGATCCAATCTTTTCAAAATTTGAGAACCCATTGGTGTTTTAGTTAATCTGTATGCTAATCCTTCTAATCCTTCAGTACCCATTTTAGTAGCTAAACTTAATATTTCTTCCATATCTACTATTTTATTTTTAACTAACTTATTTAAAAAATCCATCCATCTTTTTTTATCTTTTTTTACACTACCTCCCATTTGGATAGTATCAAAATATTTACCATAATCTTTAGGGTATTTATCATGAAATTCTGGCTTTATATAAGTTAACATTAAGTTATGCATTTTATCAGATGGTGATGAAGATTCTTCATTCATATTATCCTCTTCATTTAGTACTTGCATCATTTTTTTAGCTTGGTTTTCTGTTATAATACCAGCTAATTGATTCATTCTTATAATATCTTTCATTTTATGATTTTATTTATTACAAATATACGAAGAAAATTCTAGATTTCCAAACAGGTTTTTTTAATTATTAAAATACTACTACATAGTAATATCCATTTTTTGGATATTTTTTCCATGAAGCACCATTTTCATTTATTTCCCCGTCACCTGATTCGCTCATATATTCTTTAAGCTCACTAGGTACAGGTCCTTCATTAGGTACTAAATAAACTGAACCAAATTCTTCAATATATATAGAATTAGTTTGAGGATCAATTTCATAATTTTCTAAATCAGGAATAAACTCAAACATACCCTCAGATTCAAGTTCATTAGCAAAATCATTTAAAGCTGATAATGCTTCTTTTTTATACTTACTAATTTCAAATTCAGGGTTAACATTTTCAATAATGATACCTGCTAATTTTTGCATTTTTCTGAATTCTTCGCTTAATATTTGTTTTTTCATTTCAAAATGTTTATTATAAATATACAAAAAAATTTAAAGTTCAACAATCTTAAATACTTTTGTATTCAATTGTTTTAACTCATTGTGATTGGTCAACAAAATACAGTTTTTATAATGTTGCCAATTCACACGGTAAGTAGGATCAACTACACCACCGTTTAATTTTTTTATTAAATCATTTAACGCATTAATTGTATAAAGCGTATTAGTTTCTTTCTTTCTATGTACTAAAATAGTATTTACTGGAATTGAATCAACATTACCTTGTTCCACATTATAAGTAACAACATATTCGTCTGTACTCTTTACATACAAAACAAACATCTTGTTGTACATAATTGAGTACGCTTTTGTAATAGCGGCAATCAATTGATCAAGTCCCTCTAAATCTGTAAATGTACAAAATAACTTATTATTCACGTCTCTTATGTTTATAGGTTCAAAATCGTATCCCATATACATATTGTCATTTTTTCGTAAAATCGTATGTGTCTCCATAACCTGTTTTTGTTAATAATTTATATTTTTCAAATATTTTCTGTATCTCAATCTCAATATCTTTCTCGCCTTCTCCTACCTCAAATAAAAATGAATCGTAGGTATATAATACGATCTTAGTTTTCTTACCTCTCAACAACTTATGTATATCCATCAATATATAAGTGTTGACAGCCGATTCCACATTCTGTAACATATAGTTAAACAGTTTCTGTGGATTCATATTCTCCAGCTTGTCTTTTTCAAAGCAATAACCTGAAATTGGCACGATAACTTGACCCGAGTTATTAAACTCTTTCCAGTTATTGTCTACAAATTTCTTTACTTGTTGAAAAAATTCAAGGTGCTCATACTCTTTAAATACCCCGCCATAAAGCTGCTTAAACGTGATTTCTTTGGCCTCTTGGTACGACGTACCGTATAGCTCTGCGAAGGCTTGGTGGACATCCCTATGGTTAAAAACATAGGTAACCAAACGAGCAACAAGATTAGGATGGTATGCACTAATATCGAATTCAACCAAACCATGACTCGATACGAAGCTCCTCCTTGCGCCATTATCTTTGTTTAATGCGGCAAAATTAATGCCATTAAAAGAGTTACTTGGTCTACGTGTTGTTGTAGCCAAATTGTAGCATGTGTAGATCCTATCGCCTTGGATTGAATAAAATTCGTGATTGAGTTCATAGTGTTTATCAAATTCATACTTGTTTATTTTAATTCCGTTCTTTTCTATTCCAAAAAATGCTAATACTACTTTGTTGTTGTAAAAATCAAACCAAGCAGGTAGCTCTTTAG